GCGGCCAACGCCACACCAGAAGAGCAATTCAAATGGCTCATGCTTGGCGAGAAATACTGGATTCACGGTGTCACCCCGGAAGGCAAACCAGTAGAAGAAGAGAATGGCAATCAAATCAGTTACACTCTCAAATATAAGCCTAGCTTGGTTGATTTCGATCACTTCAAGAAAATGATTCTGAAGTATCAATCGCAGGTTCGTTGCTGCGCTGTCATGCCACAGGAAGATACGGCAAGTTACGAATATCAGCCGGAAGAGTCGGTCGATTTTGAAACTTACGCCGAAATCGTAAAGAAAATCGAACGGGTTGCCTTGGCTGAAGAGATAGGCCGGGAGCACGTAGGATGCGACAACGGCGCTTGCCCGGTGGACTTCAACTCCGGTAGAAAGTAAATAGCAATAAATCCCCCATAATGGTCAGGTGACTTATCATCGCCTGACCATTTGTGTTTCAAAAATCACATCTGAATAAATTACCAGCAGGAGAACATACCAGCCATGTCTGATGTGAGAAAAAACGTTGGGTGCGATTACTGTGGAGCGGCTTACCACATCAAATTTTCGGAGGATCTACTTGCTCCGCAGTTTTGTGCTTTTTGTGGGGAGACCTTTGAAGAGGAAGATGAAGTAGAAGATGAAGAGGACGACGGAGATTTGGATTACAGCGACGAAGAAAGAGAAATAGAATTTTAGGCATCTTCTAACAAGAGTCTCATCTATATAGGTGCATGGACTGGATTTACAATGAGCAACCATTCACTACTGCGCCGGAAGATGCCTTTGGTTTCGTTTATCTCATCACAAACACACATACCGGACAAAAGTACATCGGTAAGAAGCAATTCTGGTCACTCCTAACCAAGAAAGTGGAAGGCAGGAAAAACAGAGTTCATTACAAGAAAGAATCGGATTGGAAGAAATATTGGAGTTCTTGTGGAGAGTTAAAAGAAGATTTTCAATGTCTTGGGGAATCCGCATTCTCTCGTGAAATTGTTACTATCTATTCCACTAAAGGTGAATTGACTTTCGGTGAGATGGAGCATCAAATCAAAAACGATGTGCTTAAAGCTAAGATGCTTGATGGGCGACCAGCGTTCTACAATCGAAATATCCTCAATAAATTTTTCGTGCGACCCGATGTTGTCTCAGAAGAAACTAGACGCCGCATGTCAGATTCATTTCGTGGGCGTGTGGTAACTGAAGAAACTCGTGCCAAGATAAGTGCAACTCTAACTGGCGTTTCAAAACCACCACGCACAGAGGAACATTGCCAACACATGTCCGAAGCCAAAATGGGAACTGAACCCTGGAACAAAGGTCTTCAAACCGGAGTCGGCGGTCCCAAAGGTGTATCTAAGTCACCTGAACAACGAGCCAAAATATCAGAAACACTGAAAGCTAAAGGAATTGAACCAATAACTTGTAGATTGCGTGGTGCAGAACGAGCTAAATACAGCTAAGGGCTAAACTCATGAGCGACTTCGGATTTCTATACGACTTGAATGTGAACGGCAAACGCATTGTGACGCAATCCGTCTCTGGTGCTAGAATCGGGACGATGCTAGAACACATCGCCAAGACTATCAACGAACAAGAACAGACCTACGGAAAGGGCAATGTCACGGTGACGATGCTCAAAGCTCGTCTGAATGAGAATACTGCCCTGGTAGATCCAAAGCGTATGGAATCACTGAGCACGTTAGTGACGATGGCCGCAGAGCACTACAACCAAAAGGCTGGAAAGCTGGTCGTGGAGATGGTCTATCCGAAGACGAAGATGGTTGAGAATTTGAAGAAGGTTCTAGCCGATCCGAAGAAAAACAAAAAGCTCGTGGAGTGGATGACTGCGGCCCAACAGGAACGAATGCGAGTAACAAAAGGAACCACTAACGGCACTAGAATCTCTGGTGAAGAAGCTAAACAGGCTGACATACGCCGTAAAGCAGCCCGTGAAAAAGCCAAAATTGTCAAAGAAGGTGAAGATGACGAAACTCTGAAACTTCCTGATTTGAAAACTGGCGACACGTTGTTAGTAGGCAAGTTCAAAAATCGCAAGGCCGAGATCAAGGGATTTGGCACCGACGAACATAATCAGCCGACAGCCGACACGAATCACGGCGAACAGAAAATCTTCAAGCCACGCATTGCAAAATTGATGCCTGGAGCCGAACCGGAAAAACCAGCCGAAGCGCCAGCGCCGGTTGACGAAGCAAGTCACGGGCAAGTTGCCGCCAGCGTAAGAGCCAGCAAGGACAAGCATCCTGAAAAATACTGCCATCACAGAACTTGCTTGTGGCGCAAGAGCAGCGGCCCCTGCCCGAAACACGATAAGAAGTAAACCTACTTCACTACTTGGAATGTGAAAATATCAGCAAGGTTGATGTACATTTCACTACCATCTTCTAATCCGAGTTCCAAAAATCCGAATGTGTTGTGAGCTTCATAGGTGGTTACATTGAACGATTGGCCTTTGTGTGACTTGGCATCTGCTTTGAATACAACTGTGACTGTCATGGGAGTGTCCTCTCCCATATATAGAATCACCGAATGCAGATGATTCCGCTATCGGTGTTGGTGATAGTCAAATTTGGCCGGGACGTAATCACACGGCTAACTTCGATGTTAGCAGCAAGGCGGTACATGTTCAAACGACATATGGGCACAATCGAGACACCAAAATCCGTCGCCGTTGCGTGCAGCACCGTGCGAAAATCGTAGTTGAGTTCGTCTGCAATGTCCTGGTAGGTCAGTTTTGTATAAAGCATTGTACGCCATATAGATAATAGCACATGTTTGCATATTTGTCAATTCATGCTATACTGAAGTTCATTCTGGACTACGTGTGGCTTTGCTGGCCCATTCTGGTGGGCTACGGTTTAGGTGCGTGGCACGGTCATGATGTTGGCCGAGTGAAAGAATACAACACGTGGTACGATCAGGTGACACCAGCATTAAAGAGGCTCGAATGCGAAAGAGACGCCCTGTGGAGATCAGCAGTATCGAAAAAACAGAAGTTGAACCGCTTGATGAGGGAGATGGGGAGGTTGTAGAGCGTCCGCATCCACCAGTCTGGCATCGGCGTTGCAGCCGGTGTGACATGGTATACAACGTTTTGAAAGTAAAATGCCCAAATTGTCGAAGCCGAAACTAAGAACTGTTGGTTTGATCGTCCCGGATGTGCATGAGCAGGTTGTGAAGTTAAAGTCAATCCTACATCATTACAAAGATGTCGATTGGGTTGTCTTTCTTGGCGACTTCATGGATACCTGGAACGGTCTAACTTGGCAGACGCATATGATGGTGAAATGGCTGGCTGAAAATGTCAGAAACCCGAAGTATGTTTTTCTGTGGGGCAACCACGATCTTGGTTACGCTTTTCCATTTTACGATTGCCCTGGTTTCGACAAGAACAAATTGGAGATCGTGCAGAAGCACCTAAACGACAATGACCATTGGAAGCGTTTTAAGCTCATCCACTGGATCGGAACCCCTGCCAGCGATGAAGAACGAGGCAATGTGCCATCGAACGAATGGCTGGTCTCGCACGCCGGTATTCACCCATCCATGCTGAACCCAATTTTGGGTCTCGACAAGCGATCCATTGAAGATCTGGCGGATGAGGCGATGTACAAACTTCGCTACGTCAACATGGTTTCCTCATGGTTGGCTTGTGGCCGGGGCCGGGGCGGAAACGCATGTGTCGGTGGTGTCGTGTGGCTGGACTGGAATCGAGAATTCGTTCCGATTCCTGGTTTGAATCAACTGGTTGGGCATTCCTTCCGGGAAGATGTACGAGTGAAGAAGGCGCACGACAGCCTCAACTGGTGTGTTGACACTGCCCTACGCCATGTGGTAGAAGTAAAGGAAGACGGTAGTTTGCAGATTGTAAAGGTGACGAAAGCAAATGGCGACTAAGGGCACAAACAGTCCACTGCGGACGGTGGTTGCAACAACGTTGGACATGATTCATACCGACAACGGTTATATTGCGCCAACCCGAAATGCTGATACCAACACGCAGACGAAGGTTCTGGCAACTCTGACCAGAGATCCGAACCCAACGTTAGATCCTGAATATTGGCATCTTGCGGACGAAATGATCGGGTTCTTTCGCATCTTCGACACGATGCCGGAATTCAAAAACGTTCAATCCATGCCGGATGGGGCGATGTACAAAACGTGTGTTGACACGGCAAAAGCGGAAACGGTCACACCGCTGACATTCCCGTATGCAGTGGCAATGCCGAACCTGTACAGCAAGCTCAAGCCGCAAAAACCGAAAACGCTGAATGCCCTGAAGAGCGAAGCCAAAATCATCAAGCCCGGTGAATTTATGGGTGCCTTGAACAAAGAAGATCGCTTCTTCGTCAAGCTCGTGCGGGTGGGCGATCATGACGCAACACGGGGCGACACGATGTTCGTGGTCAATGATCGCAGTTCCAACATCGGCTTCTTTTACGATGCGCCAGCAAAGTGGGAATCGCTCGTCCAGCTTGGTGACTGCTTTGCCATTCACGCAACTCCGACTCGTCATGCACCGGCAGAAAACGGCGAGAAGCACACGATCTTTCGCAGCGTGCGTCTGCTGAAAGACACCATCGTGGCTGGCACCAAGAAAGTCGATCCAGCCAACGATTCGACGGGTGGTAAGTTTACCCGCAACGTTCCGTTTTAAGAAAGGCCCTACTCATGGGACAAAGCACTAACGGTATTTTGTTTTATGGCATCGCTTACGGCGAAAATTTGCAGATGGATGAAATCGCAAAGTTTCACGGATACGATCCAGATGAAGGTTTTGATGGCGATTTCGAGACGCTGTATGCCAATAAGATGGGCGTTCTTAGTCCTACCGAAGAATACTCCAGAGATGACAAAGCCATCCAAGACAAGTACGTCGCTTACTGGACTGCGAAGCGAGAAATCAACGAAAAGGGCGGCTGTGAAGTGGGTAGATACTGTTCCGGCGACTACCCGATGTACTTCGTCTGCGTAAAGGCCGGTCACTACATGGTCTATCGTGGTGATGAAACTGAAATTCCGAACGGCTTACACTTTGAGCCGAATTGGAAGCAGCAGCTTCAAGATTACTGCGAACTGATGGGGCTTCCATACAGCGACCCGAAGTGGCTTCTGGTCTCATATTGGAGCTAACATGCCACTTATTATGATTGCAGATATTGTTGACCCGAACGACACGCAGGGCCGCACGTACCGGCAGATCAATGCGACTCTGACCCACCAAATTCCAATGGGCGCACTGGTCGAAATTGTGGGTGACGACAAGCATCCGCATCTAATGGACGGCGCACGCCTATTCGTCGTCTACAGAGGCCGGGATTGCGATCAGACGCCACTCTACTGGCTGTGCGGCGACCCGGAGAAGACCGACAACAGCGATTTCTTCACTCGCTGCGCTTGGCATGGTGGCTACCCCGAAGAAGCCTTAGAAATCATCCGGCTGCTTCAATGAAACCTCCTGTATGCGAAACATGTGACGGCGAAGGTCGAGGAATGGGCATGGTTTGCTACGGAGGTCCACCGATTGAGGTAATGGTTGATTGCCCTGATTGCGATGGCACAGGAAAGGCTGACTACGAGTTCATTCGATTGTACTTGTTAGAGGTTTGTGCTACACTCAAAGTATGGTAGTACTAGAAGACTTTGAGTATGAAATACTAGTGACATCTCTGCGTGATGCCGTCGCAGAAATCGAAGAGCATCACCGGGAATACCACCATCAGACGCCGCCAGAAAAATTGAAACTTTGGAAGGTACTGACCGAGAAGGGAAAGCCGCTAATGACTTGACGAATTCTGTTTCCGTGGGACAATGGTTCCATGAATACAGAAACCATCGGCTACAACAGGGATACTCTGTTGGAAATGCTGAAATGTCGAGTAGTAGAAGTGAAATTTCGCAAGACGGACGGAACGCTCCGTGTATTGCGTGGCACGTTACAAGATGAGTACCTTCCTGAGAAATTTAGGAAGGAGGGCATCACCCCGGATGATCTAGTTGAAGATCTCCCGGACAACATTGTGACGGTATGGGACGTGGAAGAGAACGACTGGCGTTCCATCCGCACCGACCGAATCATAGAAGTACTTTAATCCCCAAGTTTGATGAACAGGGGCGTATGTTCATGGAACTAGACTGAAAGGAAAGGAAACATGTTAACAGACACTTTGCCGCCTGTCATCTCTACAGGAACTTACAACGAATTACTGGCGATTCAGAACTTAGCCAGGGATGTGTATAAAGCCCGTTCAAACTTCTCTCTTCTCTGTGATGCGCTCGAAAAGTTATACGAGCACTTTGAAGAGAAAGGTGAATAATTCTCGATCAAAAAGGACTAAATACACCTATGACACGAACGATGCTTCGTGCTGTATTAGCCTTGTTGTTCATAGGTTTGTACAGCACTATCACTGCTGGTGCTCATAATGATTATGAAGTTTGTGCGGGGAATAGTGACCAACAGCGATTGGAGGTCGCTGCCCCACAGCACTCTCTTGAAGACACGATCTGTTATGAGACCGCATTAGTGTGTGTAATAAAAACACACGCAGCAGCACATATCGAGCCTATTACGGCAAAAGTCAAGACAAAACTTGACTTTGGGGATGCCGACCCACGTGAAGAAAAGATCCGTCGATTCTTTGCCAAGTATAAGTCTCCTGCCGCCAAATATGCAAAATTATTTGTGCAAGTTGCAGACGAAAACGATCTGGACTGGCGCTTACTTCCCACATTTGCTTTTATAGAATCAGCAGGAGGGAAGGCACACGTCAACAATAACATCTTCGGATGGGATTCGGGTAGAGCCAGATTTAAGACAATTGAAGCGGGAATCCGCCACGTTGGTAGAGCCTTGACATTAGGACCGTACAAGGGGAAGACGCCGACACAAAAGATTCGTGTGTACAACATCCATGCACGATATCGCAGCCTTGCGGATCAGGTGATGAACTGGCTGAATACGGTCGAAGTATAGGTAGAGTTGACAGATTTCAAAAGTCCTGTACTATGAAAGTTCACACCTGGAAATGCCACGTATAAAAAAGTCGAAGCAGCAAGAATGGCCGTTTCGTGCGGAAAATAGCCCGTTGACTCTTGCTCTCACCCATGTAGATGCTTTGCTCGAACGCATTCGCAACCGCAAGTTGAAGGCGTTCGAGTCTTCTCTTCTCGAACAACTACGCAAGCTCACCAAAGTGGAATTGAAGAATCTCAAAGCGCAATATAACCGCAGTCAAGAAGACATAAAGGCGGCGCTCGGTGGCGATGAGTTTTTTATTGAGGCTTACTCGAATTGGGACAAGCCAAGTCTGAAAGTGGCAATGGCGATGTTTCGAGAACTCCGGTCGCTCAAGCATGATGATGCGGCCACCGGCAAATTACGAATCGGCAATCACAACCCACGAAAAAAGAAACAAAAGCCGCCAGAAGAGATCGTCAAGAAAGTGCTCTTCTTAGAAAAAGACAAAGAGACCGGAATATCCAGTTTGAATCGGGTAGAGTTAGTTGGAGCCAAAGAATTGTGGGTCTACAACACGAAGACCCGGAAACTCGGTTGCTACTACGCAAAGAGTGAATCTGGATTGTCAGCCAAAGGAACGACGATTCTTAGTTACAACGAAAAGCGGTCAACCACCAAAACCATTCGCAAACCCAAGCAGCAGATCCACGACTTCATTTCAAAATCGCCGTCCGAAATGCACCGATATTGGGACGCCATACGAGCAGTGCCCCAGGCGATCACTCCACGCACTAGCCGGGACACGTTGATTTTACGGGCGCTGCCGAGGATTTGACATTCATAACGGCACATGCTACGATAGGTACATCTATGACAAACACGAGCGTCGAAGATGGGCAGTATACGGTACGTGAGACCCCGGCAGCAAAAGTGCGTGAACGATGGGCCACACTCGCCTAATCGTGCATCAAATGACACTGGAGCGAGATCTGGCTATTGCCCATCTATCGGAACACTTTGACGATTCCCTAGAACCGATCTCCATCGTGCCCAAGAAAACCTCTTGGTGGCGAGATGCACACGACAAAATTCTGGTTTACATTTGCATCTTCATGCACGCAAAACCAAAATATCGACAGGGCGACCATTTCTACATCTGCCCCGCCTGTGGCCGCAAGTACGCCGTGCCGTGGGCCGACATGTCCAAGATCGAGAGTGAAGTCTACGTGCCAATTAAGCCCTTCGTAGTGCCCAAGGAACGCACTTTACAAGCGGTCTGCATGAACGGAACACACGGAGAGTCGTAGATGCAATTGGTTTTGCTGATCCTGTGTGCTGCCACAGGTAGGTTAATCAGGAAATGGCACGAGTCCTGGTGCGACGACGAATTTTTACGTGCAATGAGGATTGATCCGAGATGACCATTTTAGTAGCTGGTTTGGGCGGTCTCATTGGTGGATTCATTGGCGCATGGCTGGAGACTAAGTATGGACCCATTGTTATTTTGTGGTACGTACTGGCACTGCTTGGGCTGCTTGTGGCTTTACGGTGGTTGGGACGTTGATGCGCCACTAGACAAAATCAAAATCTGTGTGATAATAGGACCGTGATTCTTTTAGACTTCTCGCAGGTAGCGATCAGCAATCTGCATCAACAACTCAAACAGAGCAAAAAAGACCCCGCTAGAATTGTCGAGCGCCGCTGGCTTGCACAACAGAACGACGTTGAAGAGGAAGAAGACAACGGGGAAGTCAACCCGTCCATGCTTCGGCACATGATCCTCAATTCAATTCGCAGGATCAACAAAAGTTACCGGAAAAGATTCGGGCGGCTTGTTATAGCTACAGACAACCACAACTACTGGCGTAAGTCAGCATTCCAATACTACAAAGCCAACCGCAAGAAAGATCGTGACGATTCCGGTATTGACTGGCCGCTGGTATTCAGTATCTTGAATGATCTCCGTGACGAAATCAAAGAAAACTTTCCGTACAAAGTCATGGACGTGCCCGGTGCCGAAGCGGATGATGTAATTGGTGTCATCGCAAAGCACTTCCACGACAACGAAAATATTCTCATCGTATCCGGCGACAAAGACTTCCAACAGCTTCAGAGATATGAAGGCGTTTCTCAATACGGCCCGGTCCAGGACAAGATGCTGGTGACAGAAGATCCGGCGAAATTCCTGTTTGAACACATACTACATGGTGACAAGGGCGATGGGGTTCCTAACTTTTTGAGTCCCGATGATTGCCTTGTTACGGGTGTGCGGCAGTCTCCGGTTTATCAAGTGAAGATTGACGCATGGTACGGCCAGCCGCCAGAAATATTCTGCGATGGCAACGAAAAGATGCTTGTCAACTACTATAGGAACAAGAAAATGGTTGACCTGACCGAAATTCCAGTGGAGGTCGAAGCTGCCATTCTCACAGAATTTAATGTGCCGCCTGTGGGCGCAAGTGAAAAGATCTTCGGCTACCTAGTCAGAAGTAGAATGCGAAATCTGTTGGAGTCAATTCGGGAGTTTTGATGCCGACATATGAAGAAACCAGAGCGATGTTGTTAGATCTCTCAGGAAGAGATGGTCGTACCACCATACTGCAATTGTGGCGTAATCAGTTGCAGTACGACGTGAAAGAAGAACTTGTGAAGTACATGTTTGAAGATACGCCTGGATACAATACCACACTGAAAGCAGCCATGCAAAACATCGAAGACAATGGTTGCAGCGTCGAAACGGGAGTCCGAATGGTCATCTACCCAGATGAGTTTTATAAGTAGGAATACTATGAGAAAAATGTTCGCAGAAATACTCAAGGATGTATCGGAAGCACCTGACTTTGAAGATAAGGTGATGATACTCCAAAACAACAACCAGCCGGTTGTCCGTCAACTGTTGCTGGCCGCACTCGATCCCAATGTCAAATTTGATGTGATCGTTCCTTCTTACAAAGAGAACGATGAACCAGATGGCTACGCATCGAATACGCTTTACATCGAACATCGTCGGCTGTACGTCTTCATGGATTCGTACCGGCAAGTGTCGCCACAACGTAAGTCTGCTCTGTTGGGGCAAATTTTGGAGTCAATTGATCCATCTGACGCCGTGGCCTTGATTAACATCATCAAGAAGGATTTGTCGTCATATGGCATCACTAAGGAACTTGTCAACGCAGCCTTCCCAGGACTCGTCAAATAAGCCAGACTATCAAATGCTTCTGATGGCTTATCGTGCTGGTATGATAAGCAGAGAGCAAGTGATGACAGCTTTCGGAATGGATAAAGACGTGATCCTAGAAGAACCAACTTACGAAGAGCGCCGGTCCCGGCTTTTGGACATGTGCGAAATGGAAGGCACCGACATGCAGCTTCACAACGCAATTGTGGTGGAGCTTTTGCAATACATGAGCGGCGATGAAAACCACTCTTGCGAATTTGGAAACGTCGTAGGAGAAATTTACCAGCTTATCGAAAAGACTGGTATGACCGTGGAAGCCGCCACGTTTCATCTGATGTGCCAAAGTGGTACAATGTAAAATATGAGCAAACTTTTCGTGAAGTACAACGACAATTGGGCCGATGAAATGGACATCACCGGCTTCGTTATCATCACCAAAGAGAATTGGGAAACCATGAAAGAAGAAGTCCGGGAATTCCTGGGCAAGAAATTTTCATGGGAATACGGCGTAGGCACGAACGAGCAGATCGAATACAGTTCGTTCGAGGATTGGTCACGTGCGTTCACTGCGACTGAACTCACCGATGCCGAAGCCGCCACTCTCATCGACGTGTTCAAACGTGCGAAGATTCGCCCCGGCTACGATGAAACTCGCTTCATCATCGAAGAAGGCTTCTTTGCGATCCCTCGTGAAGACGAATACGAAGACCTCGAAGATGAGGAAGAAGACGACGACGAAGACGAAGAAGATGACGACGACGAAGAAGACGAAGACGATACGTCGGTACCGTGGTAAATGATGGGAAAACGAATCAAAGAATTTTACATCTCGGTGGACGTTGAGGCAGATGGACCGTGCCCCGGCGTTAACTCCATGCTGCAATTCGGCGCTGTGTTCTACGATGCTGACGGCAAAGTCCTAGAAGAATACAGCGCCAACATCTATCCAATCGAAGGGGCCATACAAGATCCCGACACAATGGATTGGTGGCAGAAACAGGAAGAGAAGAATCCTGGTCTGTGGGACAGCATGATGACGGATCGTGTCATGGCGAAGGTAGCGATGGAACGGTTCCAAACCATCGTCCGTAGAATTGCACGTGAAACCAAAACGTCGCCGGTCGTAGTTGCGTACCCGGCTGGCTATGACTTCACTTACACGTACTGGTATCTTTGCAAGTTCCTTGGACAGTCGTGTGTCGGATTCAGTGCGATTGATATGAAGTCGATGGCAATGTGTCTACTCCAGGCGACTTATCATGACTCTGCAAAGAAACGCTTCCCACGAAAATGGTTCAACCCGGCGCTGAAGCACACGCACAACGCTCTTGAAGATGCCAAAGGTCAGGGCTACATCTTTTTCCAGATGAAAAAGGCTCTGGAAGACATATGGGAAGTTCTTGGGCAAAGCGGCAACGAGTGGGCTGATGTGAAGTATCAACGTCAGCAAGCACTTATCGACAGCGAAGACGAAAAGTAAGTATATCTCTCTCAAGTCGTTGAAAGCACAAAACTGGCTCCCTAAACCCTAAATATCCGTGCAACTGGAGGGTAGGGAATGGGGAGCCAAGCCGCAGCGACAGCACTTATCGGATCTGTAGTTATCCAAGTATCAAAACGACTTACAGAAGATTTTAAGAAGAAAGCCAAGAAGAGTTTTCCAAACGAGGCTTATGCTTATCTTTTGGGACACACCGATTGTGAAAAAATCATCATAGATAGCTTGTTCTATCCAACTGATGTCGATTACTATTGCTCACCCGGTCAAGTTGATGTCCAACACGAATGGTGGTACGAAGCCAAACGTGAAGCAAAACGCACTGAGCTAATCATCGTCGGCGACATCCACAGTCACCCGTATAAAAAGAATTGCAAAAACACAGACACCAGTCCAAGCGAGACAGATTGGGAAGGACTAGTTGGTGGGCACATCATGGCAATCTGCGTTATCAAACAACTCCAAAACGGACATCTTCGTGCCCGAACAAAGTTTTGGGGTCCAATGCCGCAAGTCAAAGTGAAAACAACTAAATAAGAGTATAATGGCAGACCTTAATCAGCAAACAGCGCAGCCAGCGGTACAGGCACCTATACCACTGCAATGGTCGTGGATCGCCCAACGCCAAGCCAATGATGGTAAATCATCTTCTGTCTGGAAACTTGGATTTATGGCTCCTGATGGTGCTGAAGTACGAGTTACATTTCACCAAGTCGGTGATGTCGAAGGTCAGCAAGCCGAAAAAGAACAAGAAAAGCAAGCTGACGCTGCCCAACAAATGCAGATGGGTATGCCACCGGCCACCGATCCAGCAGCCTTCGCACCTTCAGGACAACCGAACACAGATCAGACACAAGATGCCACTTTTTATGCGACATTCTTTTCCAGTCGGCATCCAGAGCAGTTCATGCGATGGGACACGGCATTGTCTCATGAAGACTCACTAACTGTGTGGGTAACAATTACGCATGGTATTGTGGACTTCGTTCGTAAAGCAAAGCCAGCCAATCTCATCTTAGACGATCTTGCAAATGGGAAATTGAAGATGGTCTTGCGCTCTGTTGCGATGGATGTAGTTGCTTCTAATCCTGAATACGAAATCGAACAGACCCACAAACATCACTATCGTACTTTCTTCCAAGTCAAAAAGGCTGGTCTGGAATCGGCATTCGGTCATTCGGTAGCTGGCACACCGGCAGAAGGTGATAACGCAGCGCCGGGGCAACCCTCTCCGGTTACTGGCGGGCAGGCACAAGTACAGGCGCAAGCACAGCAACAAGAGAATGATCCAAATCCAGTGAATAACACACCACTGTCACCAGAAGGTAAAGCTCCTGGTGATATGGGCGATGCAAAGAATGATGACCCGGAAATTCCACAACCGGGCAATAATAACGATCCACAATTCGCATCTACTGATCCAGTTCCGATCAAGCAAACAGCTACGCCGAAGCGTGGACTTACTGTT